CCTAAAGGTCGAGACTTAGCAAACACTACTTACAATACCGTAATGAATAAGGCTAGCACAACTCGCCAGGGTAAAGCGATGTTTGAAGAGGCTATGCGATCTCAAAGGCGTCGATAGAAGTAATGCTATATTTCCAATTCCAAGTTAAGAGAGGAGGTGACTTATGGCTCCACTGTCCGAAAAGCTAAAGCACGCATGGAATGCTTTTCGCTCCAACGAGGAGCAAGAAGCAGCAGTTCCGTATGGAGTTTCTTCGTCATATGGCCCATCTCCTTCTCGAACACGGATGTATACGTCGAACGAGCGATCGATCATCAACTCGATCTACACTCGTCTTGCTATCGACATTGCGTCTATCGATATTCGTCATGTGCGAGTAGATGACAACAAACGCTACATCGAGGACATTGACAGCGGTCTCAACTACTGTCTTACTCAGGAAGCAAACATTGACCAAACACCAATCGCCTTCCTCCTTGACATTGCCTTTACGTTGTTCGACAAAGGCGCAGCGGCAGTAGTTCCGATCGAGACATCACTCAACCCAAATGTCACTGGCGGCTTCGACATTCTCAACATGCGCGTCGGCGAAATCGTAACATGGTACCCTACGAAGGTTCGAGTACGCGTCTACAACGAACTCAAGGGTGAACGAGAAGAGATCGTTCTGGACAAGAAGTATGTTGCGATCATCGAGAACCCATTCTACTCGGTGATGAACGAGCCAAACTCAACTCTGCAACGACTGATTCGTAAGCTTAACATGTTGGATGTCGTTGACGAGCAGTCGAGTTCTGGTCGTCTTGATGTCATCATTCAGCTTCCATATGCAATCAAGTCCGAAGCCCGGCGAGCGCAGGCCGAGCAACGAAGAACGGACATCGAGTTCCAACTTCGTGGAAGTCAGTATGGCATTGCCTATGCTGATGCCACCGAAAAGATCACCCAACTCAACCGTCCGGCCGAGAACAACCTCATGTCGCAGGTGGAGTACCTGGTCAAGCTCCTCTACAACCAGCTTGGTCTGACCGAAGAGATCATGAGCGGCACGGCCGACGAGAAGGCCATGATCAACTATACCAACCGGACAATCGAACCCATCCTCAACGCCATTGTGCAGTCCTTCCGTCGTTCGTTCCTCACAAAGACGGCTCGGACCCAGAAGCAGACCATCCAGATCTTCACTAACCCATTCCGGTTGGTCCCCTTGGTGGACATGGCAGAGATTGCAGACAAGTTCACCAGAAACGAGATTCTCAGTTCAAACGAGATCCGGCAGTTGATCGGTATCAAGCCATCTAGCGATCCAAAGGCTGATGAATTGAGAAACAGCAACATGCCAGATCCAGAACCAGAAACGGCAACTAAGGCCGTTGACACTAAGAAGGAAGGAGACAGTCAAAATGGAAGCAGCTGACTTTAGCGGCTACGCAACCAAGGTCGGTCTCAAGTGCTCCGACGGCCGAACGATTATGCCTGGTGCTTTTGAGCATGAGGATGGGGTCCGAGTGCCCCTTGTTTGGCAGCACGGGCACAACGACCCGAAGAACGTTGTCGGTCATGCCATTCTAGAGCACCGTGACGATGGCGTCTATGCCTACGGTTTCTTCAATGACACCGACTCCGGCCGCGCCGCGCGCGAGCTGGTCCGCCACAAGGACATTGACAAGCTGTCCATCTATGCAAACAAGCTTGTCGAGAAGGCCAAGCAGGTTTTCCATGGCCGAATTCGTGAGGTAAGTCTTGTTCTTGCTGGGGCAAACCCCGGCGCACTCATCGACAACGTTGCCGTCGCACACGCTGATGGTGACATTGACGTCCTTGAGGACGAGGCGATCATCACCACTGGAGAGTACATCGAGATCTTCCACTCTGACGAGGATGTTGAGTCTGAGGCTCAGCACGCCGAGGACGAGGGTGACGACGATGGTCGCACCGTTGAGGATGTCTACAACTCTCTTACCGAAGAGCAGAAGAACGTCGTTCACTACATGATCGGCGCAGCTCTCGAGTCCGTCAAGGGTTCCGATGACTCTGACGGAGAAGCAAAACAGTCTGCGGTTGATGAGACCGACGACACCTCGGACGAGGGTTCTGAGGACACTAGTGGCGAGCCTAAGGTGGCCGCCCTTTCACACACGGAAGGTAGTGAAGAGATGACCCGAAACGTGTTTGAGCAGGACGGGAACACCAGCGCTCCCGGGCACTCGCTCTCCCACGCGGATGTTGCTAGCATTGTCCAGGCCGCCAAGCGGTCCGGCTCGATGAAGGCTGCTGTTGAGGACTACGCGCTTCAGCACGGCATTGAGAACCTTGACGTTCTCTTCCCCGACGCCAAGTTGGTCGGCGAGGTTGAGCTCGACAAGCGTCGTACCGAGTGGGTGTCCAGCGTCATGGGCGCTGTTCGCAAGAGCCCGTTCGCTCGCGTGAAGTCGGCCTCTGCTGACCTCACTTACGAGGACGCCCGCGCCAAGGGTTATGTCACTGGTGCTCTGAAGAAGGAGGAGTTCTTCTCCGTCTCCAAGCGAGTGACCACGCCTCAGACGGTCTACAAGAAGCAGAAGCTCGACCGCGATGACATCATCGACATCACCGACCTTAACGTCGTCAGCTGGATGAAGGCTGAGATGCGGATGATGCTCGAGGAGGAGATTGCTCGCGCGATTCTCGTTGGCGACGGCCGCTCTGGTGGCGACGCCGACAAGATCCAGGAGACCAACATCCGCCCGATCGCTACGGACCACTCGTTCTATGCGCACCCGGTCGAGGTCAACCTGGGCGACGGAAGCTCCAGCTACACTGAGGTTGTCGACGCTGTTGTTCGCGCCCGCCGCTTCTACAAGGGCTCGGGCACGCCTACTGCGTTTGTCAGCGAGTCGACTCTTGCTGAGCTGATGCTGCTCAAGGATGGCGATGGTTACCGCCTGTACAAGACTGAGGCTGAGCTTGCCTCTGCTCTTCGCGTGCGTAACGTGGTCGAGGTTGAGGTGCTCGAGGAGCACCCCGACATCATCGCCATCATCGTCAACCTGGCCGACTACGTCGTTGGTTCGGACAAGGGTGGCGAGACCACCATGTTCGATGACTTCGACATCGACTACAACCAGTACAAGTACCTGATCGAGACGCGTCTCTGTGGTGCGCTCACCAAGCCTCACTCGGCGCTGGTTGTGAAGTCCGTTGACGCTGCTGACGTGGCCGCTACTGTTGTCGACCCGGTCTGGGACCCGGCGACCTACACGGTGACGATTCCGGCGCTGGCCACCGCTGTTGGTGTTGAGTACACCAACGACGAGGGCGTTGCTTACGACAACGACGGTCAGACGGTGGATGATGTTCTGACTGCTGGCGAGGTTCTCAAGGTCTGGGCTCAGCCGCTTGACGGTTACTTCATTGCACCTGGGACTCGGACCTCTTGGAGCTTCCTGCGTCCGACCGGTAGCTAATCTATATTTTGAGGAGCTGAAATGGCAAAGTTTTATGGGGCCGTTGGTTACGGCGTAAGTACTGAGACTGCACCAGGAGTTCATGAGGACTCGATCGTGGAGTACAAGTATTATGGCGATGTGGTCAAGAACAACCGAAAGCTGACAGAGGGCAAGAACCTCAACAGCGATATTTCAGTTGGCAACTCGATCAGCATCGTTGCAGATGCCTATGCCGAAACTCATTTCTTTGCCATTCGCTACGTGGAGTGGGCGGGGGCGCGCTGGATTGTGACAGATGTCGAAGTCCAGCCCCCTCGCCTACTCCTGCGGCTTGGAGGTGTTTACAATGGCCCCACGAGTTGAGTTGCAATCGCTTCTTGAAAGTATTCTGGGCTCTGGCAATGTATATTTCCAACCGCCGAATAACATCAGTATGAAATACGATTGTATTGTCTACAAAAGGTCTCGAATCGAGACTGACTTTGCGGACAATGCTCCTTATGGTCACAAAAAGCGTTACGAGGTAACAGTAATCTCTCGTAACCCAGACAATGCGGTTGTCGACCAGATTGCCGCTCTTCCACAGTGTAGTCACGACCGTTTCTTCACTGCGGATAACCTAAATCATGACGTTTTCACTCTCTACTTCTAGGAGAAAGAAATGGCACAGCTTCTTACCTGGGACGGGGTCGGCGATCGGTTCTACGAGTCCGGCATCGACCGTGGCGTCCTTTACATTCCGAACGGTTCTGGTGTCTATGACACTGGTTTCGCTTGGAATGGCCTTGTCAGCGTGACCGAGACGCCTTCCGGCGCCGAGGCCAACCCACAGTATGCGGACAACATCAAGTACCTTAACCTGCTTTCTGCCGAGGACTTCGGCGGAACGATTGAGGCCTTTACCTATCCTGACGAGTTTGCTCAGTGTGATGGTACGGTGGAGATCGTTACCGGCGCCATGGCCGGCCAGCAGGCTCGAAAGACCTTTGGTCTCTGCTACCGCACCAAGGTCGGCAACGACGTCGATGGTCAGGACCACGGCTACAAGCTCCACCTGGTTTACGGGTGTCTTGCATCTCCTTCGGAGAAGGCCTACTCGACCATCAACGAGTCCCCCGAGGCTCTGACGTTCAGCTGGGAGTTCACCACGACCCCGGCGCCTATTACGGGGCACAGCCCGACGGCCGTCATCACCATCGACTCCCGTACGGCTCCCGCCCCCGAGCTTGCCGCGCTCGAGGTCATCCTTTATGGCGAGGACGTCGGCCCGACGCAGCCCAAGCTGCCGACTCCGGACGAGGTTATCACTACCCTCACCGTCTAAGAGCCATAAGCTATAAGTCAGGAGGCCAGAGAATGCTCACTATCTATGTAATCAAAGAACTTTACGATGAAGCAGAAGAACAGTTCATCGAAGAGAAGATTCGAGTAGATCTTGAGCATTCTCTGGTTTCCTTGTCAAAATGGGAGTCAATTCATGAAAAACCCTTTCTTGGGCGTGATGAAAAGACTCCTGAGGAAATTCTTTCCTATGTTGAGTGCATGATTTTGGCTCCGGAGGACTCTCCAGAAATTGTCTATGACTTGTCTGAGGCAGACTTCCGCAAGATCAACGAGTACATCGAAGCAAAACGCTCGGCTACGACTTTTCCGGATACAAAAGCTGGTCCTAGCAGAGAAATCATCACTTCTGAGTTGATTTACTACTGGATGGTTGCTTATAACATCCCATTCGAGTGCGAGAATTGGCATCTAAGTCGCCTTCTCACGCTTGTTCGGATCTGCAACATCAAGAACCAGTCGCCAAAGAAGATGAGCAAGGGCGACATGCTCCGTCAACGACGAGAGTTGAATGCGCAAAGAAGATCTCAGTACGGCACTAGTGGCTAAAGGAGGAACCAATGGCTCAAATTCAGTGGGGTGTTCCTCGCACAAGAACAGTTGAGACTGGCGTCGACCAAGGCGTAGTGTATGTTGAGGGAGCAAGCGCCGGTGTTCCATGGCGTGGTCTGACAAGAGTAGAGCGATCTAACCCAGAAGCCGACCTTGAGCCTGTTTACTTCGAAGGCTACATGACTAACCTCATGCGCTTGAATTCTCCAACAACTTTTCAGCTTGAGACGCTCTCCGTACCAAAAGAGTTTATGCCGTGTCTTGGTAAAGTTGCTCTTGCGCCAGGATTCTATGCAGACAATCAGCCTCTTAAGAGTTTTGGCTTCTCTTACCGAACTCTTGTCGCAAACGACACAGAGGGTCTCGCTTTCGGCTACAAGATTCACATCATATTTCAAGCCTATGCGAGTGAGCGTTCTGTGGTTCGCCAGACGTTGGCCCAGAATCCTACGGTTGTGACTCGCACGTATGAAATCAAGACAATTCCGATTTTGATCGAAGGTTACAAACCGATCAGCTATATTTCAGTATCATCTGAAAGCGTCAGCCCTCAAGGTCTGAACGAGCTTGAAGACGTTCTTTACGGGACTGACTCTACTGAGCCAACACTTCCAACTGTGGCCGAGATCATTGAAATCATCTCTTAGGAGGCAAACATGTCTAGAATCACGTGGGACGAGTCCTCCAAAAGCTATGAGTACGGTCTCGACAGAGGTGTTCTATATTTTCGCCCAGGTGTTGCCGTGCCTTGGGATGGTCTGATTCGAGTCGAGGAGAATACCGAACCGGTTGGTCTTGAGCCGCTGTTCTTCGATGGAAGTGTAGTGAATTTACAGCGAAAGTCTCAGACCTTCAAAGCCCGAGTGACTGCCCTAACATACCCCAAATTACTTGAAGACTACATCATTACTCAGTTTGGAGATACTCCATACTTTAGTGATGCAGCTCGGGATCAGCCATTACACTTCACATATCGGACAAAAACGGCAGATGG